CTTTCAGAGCACGCGCATACTTATACTTGATTTGGGCGGAAACGTCATCTAATACTAGTTTCGATTCCCGCGTTATTGCAAGTTGAGCCCGCGTAGCTCGAGACACACTTTGATGTATCTTGTTGAATGGTATTACTCCGTTCAGTCGCTTTTCCATTAAGGCTGCGTAGTCCCGGCAACCAGGTACTACCGCCTGTTCGACAGAAGATGATTCTTCATCTTCTCTCAGGTGATATGGTATCACCTCTCGCACCTTCCACTCTACTGGCGCCCATCTATCTTCGTTGCAGCCACCCACCACACTATGTGCTGACGCAGCTAACGATAACTTGTCGTATGGTGTGTTGAAGACGACAGATAGGTGTTTAAAAATCTTGATGGTTAGCAGGTCTATCTGTTCCGTTGCCTCAGGGGCTCGACGTTTCAGTTCCCCCATCCGCGTGACCGTAGCAGATACAGCGTCTAGTGCACGCACCGGCATCTGTGATTCTATCCGTGAATGTACTGCAGTTGCACACGCCCGTGACAGATACTGTGACCCTAATCCGTCTGACATCTCTATCTTATGTTCTACTCTTAAGAACTCGCCCACAGAGAGTATATTACACTTAGCGGGCTGAGCTCGAGCGTTAATTGCAGCCATTCGATCATGTACATCTATTGCGGCTTTGACACTGCGTATGGCTATTAACACGTCATCACCGTTGTGTACAGAGTCGACAACATCTGGATGTTCGAACACACCTGCTATGTCCATATACACATAGTTGAGGACGGTATTTATGAATGTCGTTAACCTAGAACCAGACAATAATGTTCCGTTTGGCCTGTAAGGTCCATCTTGTAGCGGATACACCATGATGTCAGTATAGCTGTCTAAGATCCAGTTCATTGCTGCAAGCTGCTCCTCAGACATCGCTGGTGCAAACACATCTCGGTAGGCTTTAATCACGGCTATCATGCTTGAGGTGGAGTGCTGAGCATTGAAGTCGTCGAAGTCATAGCAGAACGAATCACATCCTTCTAGCATTGTCTTCAGGCGCTTGTGCACCCTACCTGCCTCAGCGTCTTCTCCTACCGGAAACCTGTGCTTTAACACCTCTTCACAGTTAAACATGGCGAAGTGTGCGACTGTTGCTGACGTTAGATCAACGCCGTAGATTGCCCTTTCCTTCCCCCACTCATATTTAGTTGATGCCCAAGCTCGTATGGCTGGCTTGCGTGTGAACATTTGCTCAACGTGTTCTATCGGCATGCTGTTGAGCGTTACGAACTTAGTCCTGTATCGGTAGCTGTCTCTGTTGATGTACTTCTCATCTGCTGCATGTTGTGAATGTACACTGCCTGCTGGTGACCACTCCCAGCGTGCTGCTGCGAAGTCGTTCAAGCTCATACGTTTATACTTGAATCCGTGGCGGGCACCCATGTTGAAGACAGATACTGCTTTGGCATATACGGTCTCTGGCGCTACATCAATGACATCAGGGTTTAGCCTATGCTCTCTTTCCATTTGCCAATTTACTGCACCATACCCTCGGTTGACCAGCGTGTTCAACTCAAACAGCTCAGTGAGGTCCAACATATCCCTGGAGTGTAGTGCCTTCATCTTGACAGATACATCTTTAAGC